TTATCACCTACGCTTTAAATAAATAATGTTATGCGTATATTTGAAGTCACACAAGGTATAGAAGAAAGAGGAAAGACCCCTCGCAAGAGATGTTTGAGCACGGCCAAATTGGGCAGTTCAGATCAAAGTTCATGTGTGGCACAAGGACTACGTGCTAGACGCTCAGGCAAAAAAGGACCAAAAGGCAAACCCCTAAGAGGACGCAAAGTCAAAGCACAAAAGTACGGTGGTCCACTCAAAGACTACTCATAAATCAAACCACAATCTAAAACATGCACTCTTACAGTGCATAATTAAAACGAAGGCTTGCAAAGAGCCTTTTTTATTCGAATAAAATAAGGAAACGAAAACAAATGAAACAACTAATAATCACGTTGGCCGTTCTGTTTGGCTTAACATTTACAGCACAAGCAGATACTGCCACAAAAAGTCTTGAAGACAGAGTAGAGGCTTTGGAAAACAAAACCGTTAGCATTCCAGATGGTTTGTTTTTTAACGGTGAAATTGAAATGTACTACGATGAAGATACATACAGTTCACATTGGGACAGCAGAGCAGAAATCATCACAGGTATCCAAAGTGATATCGATGCCGGTGCTCTAAACTGGGCAGGTGGTAGCATGAGATATGATTCTCACTATTCACTAGATACCACACTAAACAATACCATTACTGAAAAGCAAATGGGTTTAGGTTTTGGTAACTCAAGAATATACATTGGTGAAACTGACGCACAGCGTTTGGGTTTTGCCAAGACTCCAAAGATTGGTGTGCCACTTATTATTACAGAATCAAACTCAAGAATTGATCACAACGAAAAGATTGTATTGACATTCGGTGGTTGGAACAACAACAATGAATTTGATTTTGATACACACAGTATTGAAAGAGATCTGCCAGTTGGTGCTTCAATTGGTTATGATGCCAACACAGAAAAAGCATACATGGGTGTAACAGCAAGCCTAATGGGGTATGCCGAAGTATCCTACATGCAGATTGGTGACAAAGATGGCCTAACAGATTGGGACAACAACCAACAGGGTTATGCTATTGGCACAAGTCTATATCGTTGGGACATTCCTGTGATCCTTGGTGTTGAAATGTGGGACGACAAAAACACAGGCACATACACTAAAGAAGATAGAATGGACTACGGTGTCAGTTATGGTTTGACTGACGAAGTTATGCTAGGCTTCCACCGTGTTGAAAACGATGACCTAGGCACAAATGGTGACTACCTAAGTGCTGTTTACACACAAGGTCCAGTTGAAATGGGTGTATACTATCACATGACAGAGAGCCAGAACCTAGGTACTGGTGTTATCACTGAAAATGAAGATAGCATGAAAGCATCTATCAAGTACAAGTTCTAATTCAGAACCACATTTACGGCCCCTTAAACAACATGGGGCCTAAATACAAGTACTTTAAACAAAGGAGACAACATGGCAACACATGATGACATTAAAGCGGCAGTAGAAAAATACCTTGCTGAATCAGAAGCATTTGAATCAAAGGGTGTAAAAGCCGCGGCAACTAGAGCAAGAGCCGCATTGAATGATCTTGGTAAACTTACAAAAGTAAGAAGAAAAGAAATTCAAGACAAAAAGAACGCAATGTAATTGGACAACAGGCAATGAAAGTTGACACAGTCGACGACATAAACTTGTTTACAAAGGAGTATTATGGTGTCAAACCCTGCAAATGCAATTGGTGGACACCTAGTACTCCACAAGGTTGGCAAAGTGTACTTGAAAACATAGAACACTCTGTCAAGAACAATGAAAAAATTGTTATGACAAAATCTGCGGGATATATCATAACAAAACCAAAACACAGTTGGGCTCAACAACTGTGTGATCAATACACACAATTCAAACCAAAAGATCAATACATTCAAGCACACCTATACGTGAGTCTGTTTGGATTTTCAGAACTTTTCAATAAGCATAACGATCCAGATCAAAACATTTTTGTTGTTGCAGGTGAAGGGTCTGCAGATTGGACCATAGATGGTTATGAAAACTTTATTTTGAACGAACAAGAAGTTCTGTATCTTCCTGGTATCCTATATCATGAAGCCAAAAGCAGAGGTCCGCGATACAGCATGAGTATTGTGATTGAAACAGAAGCATCATACAATAGAGACAACACAAGTGGAGATCTCATAAAAGCAGGAGTTTGATGTTCATTTTGGAGAATTCTCTAGAGGACAAAGAGTGAAACATATTTCGGCCCATATGGGTCTTGCTAAAAAGGAATACAATCTAAAGAGAGCATGGTGGCCTAGACTAAGCACAAGCGGAGAATGGATACGTCCTCTTGAACAGTATTATGAAGTTATTCACACTTGGGCACCCGCTTTAAGCAAAGACGGTGAAATACAGAATGTTCGTATTATGACAAAGTATGAATATGTTGTTGAACAGTTTACGCAAAAACAGGACTAACACTTCCAGACGTATATTTTATCCTGTTTCTTCTTGCCTTTTTTAAGATCTTCTTGACGCTGACCCATTTGCTGTTTTAGATCTTCATCTTCATCGCAGGGTTTCAATCCATGCTTTAGAGCATCTTCATACATCTTAGGACTTATATTAAAAGCAACGTGTCCACCTTGCTTAATGTTATCTACACACTTTTGCCATAGTGGAATAAAGAACTCCTTGTAGAATGCTTCGTCACTTTGCCATGGTTCCATGTTTTCATATAATTCTAAATTAATGTATGGCGGACTTGTAAGCACAAAGTCATAATCTATCTTGCTAAAGTCTACATCTAAACAACTTTGCCATATCATTTCAAGTTTGCTGTTGTCTGCTTCAAACAGGTTGCTCGCAAAACCATTTTCCTGATCCAAAAACTCTATCATTTTATCATAGGCAGGTTTAAGATTTGTATTTGTGTCAATACCTGTGTAATCAATATCTAACGCCCAAGCACCAAGCATACGGCCACCCCAACCTGCTGTCGGATCAAGCACACTTTTTGCTCTGTACTTTTGATATAGATATTTTGCTGTGGTGCTCTTAAACATCACAACACTGCCAAGGTTAATACGGAAACACTCAAACACATTACCAGCGGCAGTTCTACCACCCCTATTTCTTTTGCGTGTTTCTTCTAGAAGTTTGTCCCATTGTATTTTATCATTGTAAACATCGTAGATGGTCTTGCCACCTTCTCTATGACACTTCAATAGATTTTTAAATTGAAAGTGATATAAAAAAGGATTGCCATAAAAGTTATTGTTGTTTCTGCTGGCATCGAACACACGTAGATTTTTAAGATCCGTTTGTAGATCCTTTGTGTCAATCAGTTTGTGATTTTCTATGTCTTCGATTGTAACAGAATCAAGATGTCTGTTTACAGGTTTAAGTGTCACTGTGATACGAACTCCAAAACGTTTTGTTCACACCTCTCTCTGTCTTGGTGTGTAAAGTAATTAGTCTTTGCCTTACCACCGCCTTGAAAATGTTGCTTGCGGCTCTTTTGAATCCAACCTCTGCTGTTGACATCAACATCTTCCATTAGTTTGTTGTACTTGCGAACAACTGCTTCAATTTCTTCTTCTTGTTGACGCACTAGGTCATGCTCTGCTTTACTGATAACATCTTGTCCTAAGAAAAGTGTTGTAGCATTCTGACGTCCTGAACTTAAAATATATACAGCACCTAGTTTAGGTAGGCTGTCATTCCACATAGGATTCTCACCGTTGCGTCCACTCTTGGCTTCAACGGCAATAAAACGTCCATTGTGATCACGAACTAAAAAGTCTGGGAAACTCTGACTGCCCGCAGGTTGTTCTATAAAACTGCCCAAAGGCATATCACCAAACGTCTTGTTGGCTTTGGTTTTATATTGTGTGTCGCTGATGAACTCAAGATATTCGCTGTCAAAGTTTAGTTCTTCCCAACGTTTCATACTACCCTTTTTAAGGCGAGGATAGTCTTCGTTCTTGAGGCTCTCAAGACCTGCTTCTTCAAAACGAATCGCAATAGCATCTTCATGGCCATTAATAGTTTTGCCACTTCTTGCTCGTTCGTTTTCGAAATATGGCATCTTGAGGATCTCCTCAAATGCTGTTCGAAGTTTGTTACACAATTTAGTTTTCTCCATAAGTCTAACTATACATATAGTATATGCTATAATTAAACAAAAGTCAACCATTCATTTTGGAAAAATTATGATTGACAATAAGATAAAATATGTTATAGTGTATATATTAATTAGGCACACAGAAAGGCACACATTATGGGACTAGAAACTAAAGCACTAGATAGAATCAACAGAGCATTTGAAGAAGTTGGTTCTACTACTCCAAAAATGTATTGGCAGTATGGTACACTTTGGATTGACACAGAAGACAAGAATGAACTTGAACTTGTAAAACAAGCAATGGTAGAAGACGTTCTTGCTCCAGGCTATACTGTACAATTTTCCGAAATGAAACCAACAGAACGAGAACCATGGACAGAATGGGCAATGGATATCATTGAGGACAAGGAGGTAGCGAATGTTTTGGCGTAAAGGAACATACGATTTTATTCAACCTGAAGAAATCGAAATGGAAAGCAAATTACAGTTCACTGGCGATAAAGATCTAAGCGAAGGTAGTTGTGCTTACATAGAAAATGTTACTGACGAAAGAGTGGTTATTCATTGGCACGATAAAACAGATCCTACAAAACTTATTAGCACACAGGAACTTAACCAACCAATGTTTATAAACACTGCCCATCCAGTTACACTTAAGAACTTGGGTGATAAGAGTGCGGTTGTTAAGTATGTTGATCTTAACACAGTTATAGAAAATTACACAGGAATTTAATTATGGATAATCTTTTTATCTTGTTTGCCTATGCTTTGGGTACTGCTTTTGGATTGTATGTAGGATTTTCGAGTAATTCTAAAAGGGTTGTTGAAAAAACGGTTGACAATTTGATTAATCAAAAGTATATTAAAACTAAACAGTTACCAAATGGTGAAGTTGAAATTCTAAGGTATGATGAACAATGAACACCATGGGAGATATGAAATTTACAACAGCAGGAGATATGATGCGTACACAACCACAGGATATTATTGCTAGATTAGAAGCAGACAATTCACGTTTAGCCAAAGAGGCTATTCTTGCAGAAGCAATGAACGAAGGTCTTGATGAGTTCTTTGAAGGTGTGCGTATGGCTCTTGACAAGTTATACACGTTTGGTGTTAAGCAGGTATCAGAAATTGATTCTGAATGGAATGGTCAGGGACTTGCTTGGCCACAGTTCTTGGAACTTGCTGAAGCATTACATAAACGTGAACTTACAGGCAATGCCGCACAAGATGCTATTAAACTAGCAAGTGAGGTAGCAACAGCAGATCAGTGGAATGGGTTTTACAGACGAATCCTAATTAAAGATTTGCGTTGTGGAGTTTCAGAAAAGACAGTTAACAATGTTGCTAAGAAGCAGAACAAAGAGCAATACAAAGTTCCGGTATTCGAGTGTATGCTGGCACATGATTCTGCCAAGCATGAGAAAAAGATTGGAGGCAAAGTATGTCTGGATAAAAAACTAGATGGTGTAAGGGTTCTCACCGTCATAGACGGTGCTATGGGAGAGACCGTGTCGCAGTTTACTAGAAATGGCAAGGCGTTACAGAACTTCACCAAAATCACTCAATTCATCCGCTCTAAGGTTTTAGAGATGGGGAACACTCGGCCTATGGTGCTAGACGGAGAAATCGTCAGCAATTCTTTCCAGGACTTGATGAAACAGGTTCATAGAAA